AAGGAAACTCCTACCAACGTGTGTGTCTGTTTGTCCCCCATTATCTCTAAACCTGGCCCGCCCCAACCGTTCTCGACCCCGGAGGCCCCCCTTGACCGCCCTAGACCAGTCCATCGAAGCCTTCGCCACCGCCCACGCGGCGGAGCTGACCAGCCGGGACGTTTTCACCCTGGCCGCCGCCGCCGCCATCGTGGCCAGGGTCCATGCCAGCCCCGCCTATCTCCCGGCCGCTCCGTCCACCCTGGTCACGGACGCGGAGCTGGAGGCCCTCCGGGACGGTCTCCGTGGCGGGTGAGTATGTCGGCGGCCGGGCCACCCGGATGACCCGCTACGTGCTGGAGCGGGACGGCTATGTCTGCTGCTGGTGCGGCGGCCGGGCGGACACGGCGGAGCACATCGTCCCCCAGTCCCTGGGCGGGGCCATCTGGGACCCGGGGAACCTGGCCGCCGCCTGCCGCGCGTGCAATTGCAACCGGGGCAACCGGCCCCGCCCCAGCCGGGTCCCGGCCCGGCCCTCCAGGGCCTGGGGCACCAGGTGAAGCTCTGGGAGGTCAGCTGGATGGCGGTCAGCGTGACCGGGGCTGGCCCGCTGGTCTACCGGCTGAAGATCCAGGCCCCCTGCCGGTCGGCGGCGGAGCAGGCCGTCCAGGACCTCCTGGGGCCGGGCCTGTTCATCCTCCGGACCCGCCGCCGCCGCCGCTGGCCGTGGGCCTCTCAGAGCTGACAGGAGGTCCTGTCAGGGGGGCCTGGGCGGCGGTCACCCGGCCCCCGGAGTGTGCCCGATTTCACCGACAGGGTGGCCCTGTCAGTCCCCTTGACAGGATAAACTGTCAGTGACAGGCCGCCCGGCCTGCGGAAACGAGGTCTCAGAATGTCCCCCCGCCGCCCCCGCCGCCACCGGGAAACCGCTGACTACCATGCCATGATGGTTCGCATGGTCCAGTCCTATGGCCGCCGGGTGAAGGCAGCCAAGAACGTGGAAGAGCTGGCCGCCCTGGTGGCCCTCCGGGCGGAGCTGGACCAGGTGATCGATGAGTCCGCCCGGTCGCTCCATGAGCCGGTGGGCGATGACCCGGGGATCTCCTGGACGGTCATCGGCCGGGTGCTGGGGATCACCCGCCAGTCCGCCCGGGAACGGTTCACCCGGACCGCGTGACCATCGTCACGTACGTGCCAGGAACAAAGTTGGCACGTACGTGGTTATACGGGGTGAAGGGCCACGGAGACCGCCGGAGCCCCCCACCGCTAGGAGTGTTACATGACCGCCGCCACCACCGACAAGCTGACCGCCCCAGTGCTGTCCACCCTGGAGTCCACCTGGGCGGCCATCCGCCGCCACCAGAAGGACCTCCCGGCCGTGGCCTTCGTCATCGGGGCCGGGTCCGGCCAGAAGGACGGCAGCCTGACCCGGGGTCACTTTGCCCCGGTTGCCTGGGCCGACGACACGGACGCGGAGTTCACCCGCCATGAGGTGTTCATCGCTGGTGAGCTGCTGAAGGCCGGACCGACAGAGGTCCTGTCCACCCTGCTCCATGAGGCGGCCCATGCGCTGGCCCATGTCCGGGGCATCCAGGACACCAGCCGGGGCGGCCGGTTCCATAACGCGAAGTTCCGGACCCTGGCGGAGGACCTGGGCCTGTCGGTGGCCCAGACCGGCTCCATCGGCTGGTCCGCCACCTCCCTGACCCCGGCCGCCGCCCAGGTCTACGCGGCCCAGCTGGTGAAGCTGGGCAAGATCACCGCCCACCGCCGCCACATCACCCGGGGGGAGGCCACCGGCCGGAAGTCCAACAACAACGGAGTTGCGGCCAGCTGCCCGACGTGTGACCGGAAGCTCCGGATGAGTAAGTCCGCCTGGGAGCAGGGTCCGGTGCTCTGCCAGCCCTGCCTGGCGGATGCGCTGCCCCGCTCCACCCGGCTGGGCCACATGTGGGACGACGCGGAGGACCTGCTGGAGTCCGTCACCTTCACCGCCGAAGCTGGAGAGGATGAGGACGCATGACCGGCCACCGCTGCCACCTCCAGGAGAACCCCTACTCAGATGCCCGCCGCGCGGTCTGTTCGTGCGGCTGGCATGGCCAGTGGTTCGTCCGTGGCCGCCGGGCCGTGGAGGATGGCCTGGAGCACCAGACCCGGGAGGCCCAGGCCCCCGCCCAGTCGTAACCTGGCCAGCAGAGCCCCGACAGTCCAGGACTGTCGGGGCTCTGTGCTATCCCAGGCCCATGACAGATGACCCGTTCACGTTCCCCGGTGGCCGCCGCCAGGAGCCCCGGGGGGACCCGCCGGACCACTACCCCATGCTGGAGGACTGGCGGCCTCTGCCGCTCCAGGAGGCCAGGGAGGCCGCCAGAGCCCGCCTGGATGAGTGGATGGAGACCCATGGCCAGCGGGACTAGCTACAACGGCTGGCCCGCCTCCGACGACCGGTCAGCCATCGGGGTGGTCCCATCTGACTGGTTCCCCGGCGGGGTGAAGGCCGGGGACGTGGCCACGGTGCTGGGCTACGTGGCCCGGCAGCTGGACGCCAGGGTGGAGCCCATCGTGGCTGGCTGGTGCTGGGGGTACACGTACAAAGCCAACGTCAACAACCCCAGCCAGCTGTCCTGCCACGCCAGCGGGACGGCCATCGACTGGAATGCGCCGGATCATCCCAACGGCTCCAGCGGGACCTTCAGCCAGGCCCAGGTGGGCACGATCTACGCCATTCTGGATGAGGTCCAGGGGGCCGTGGACTGGCTCCAGGGCTATGACGAAATGCACTTTGAGATCTCCGTCAGTGCAACGGATCTCGCCCAGGTGGCGGCCAGTCTGCCTGGCGGCGGCGGAGTCTCACCGCCGGAGCCGGAACCGGCCCCGGATGACCAGAGTTACTATGCCCGGCTCTACGGGCTCTAGGAGGCAGTGATGGCACTGGGCAAAGCTGGTGAGGCGGTAGTGGTGTTCTTTCGGACGAACATGGGGGACGCGGAGGCATCCATCCCCGGGCAGGGCTGGCGGGACATCACCAGTAACGACATGCTCAGCAACCGGATTACGGTCCTGGACGCCACCAGGACCCCCTGGTGCTGGTGGAGCGACATCGGCGGGGCCGACGCATCGGACAGTCGGGTGGCGGACCCGGTGGCCTGCTTCGGGCGGAAGCTGGACTGACCCGGGGTACGGTTGACACGTACGTTAGGAGGCGGAGTGGATGAGCGAACCCCTGTTCATCGTCAGCACTGGAGTTGCCGGAGCCCACGGCCCTATCCGGGCGGCCCTGGATGCCCGCCTGGCCCAGCTGGAGGGCCGGGACTGGGAGCCGGACCTGGTGCTCCTGGTCCAGTGCCTGGCGGACCGCGTGGACCAGGGGAATGCCATGCGGGACCGCCGTGGCTTTGTCCAGCTGACCGCCGAATATCGGGCGGCCCGGATAGACCTGTTCGGCACCGATGACGGCGGCGGGACGGACGAGCTGGCGGAAGCTCTCCGGGCTTTCAGTGCCTCCGAGAATGGCGACCCAGCGGAGCGGCCTGCCGACTGACGGAGCGGCCGGAGCGTTCATCGCCCATGCCCACCGGCGGCCCTGGAAGGACTACCAGCGGCTGGTGGGGGACCTGCTGGGGGAGACCCTGCCCTCCGGGGCCTACCGGTACCCGGTCGGGGTGGTCCTGCTGCCCCGGCAGACCGGGAAGACCACCCTGGCTTTCGACCTGGGCATGGGCCGCTGCCTCCAGCACCCGGACTACCGGGCCGCCTACACCGCCCAGACCGGCCATGTGACCACGGAGCGCATGGGTGAGCGGATGGCGGAGCTGTCCGGGACCTCCCTGGCCCGGACCATCACCCGCCGCCGGTCCCAGGGCACGGAGCGGATGAGCTTCCCCCTGGGGTCCTTCCTGAAGGCATTCCCGCCGAAGGACGGAGCCCTCCGGGGCAGCGCGCTGGACCTGGTGATCGTGGACGAGGCCCAGGAGATCGGCGAAACCCTGGGCCGCCAGCTGGACCAGACGATCATGCCCACCTTCCAGACCCGGCCCCGCCGCCAGCTGCTGCTGGTGGGCACCGCCGGGACCACCGACTCCGATTACCTCCGCCGCTACCTGGAGCTGGCCCGCTCCGGTGCCCCCGGGGTGGCCCTGGTGGAGTTCGGCTGGGCCGATGAGGACGACGCCACCGACCCGGAGGTCTGGCGGCGGACCCACCCGGGGCTGGCCAACGGGCTGGCCGATGAGGACGGCCTCCGGACCGCCCTCCAGGTGATGGGCCTGTCCGGGTTCTCCCGGGAGTACGGGAACGTCTGGACGACCACGGCCGATGCCGTCATAGCGCTGGGCATCTGGCTGGCCGCCGCCGCCCCGCTGTCCGTCCCGGTGCCCGGCCCGCCGGTCATCGCGGTGGACGTGGCCTCCGACCGGTCCAGGACCTCCATCGTGGCCTGTTGGCTGTCCCAGGAGGGCCTCCCGGTGGTGGAGGTGATCCGGACCGCTCCTGGCGTCACCTGGGCGGCCCCGGCCCTTCGGGCCATCCAGGACCATGACCACCCGGCGGCCATCCTGGCCACGGCGGACGGCCCGGTGGCCACGGTGGTGGACGCGGCCACCCGGGACGGCCTGACGATCACCACCCTGGCTCCCCGGGAGTACGCGGCGGCCTGTGCCAGCTACTTTGACAAAGTGCTGACACGTACGTGCCTCCACCGGGCGGAGCCAGCACTGGACCAGGCCGTGGCCGGGGCCGCCAGGCGGCCCATGGGGGAGGGCTGGGGCTGGGGCCGCCGTACCTCATCGGCGGAGGTCAGCCCCCTGGTGGCGGCCTCCCTGGCGGCCTGGGGCCATGACCACCGGCCGCCGCCGCCAGCTGCCCCGGCGGTGTTCACGATGGAGGACCTGGCCAGCCTCTAGAGGCTTCGTCCAGGTCCGCCAGGGTGATCTGGTAGGCCCCCGGCCGGGGCGGCAGCGGCTCCCCCAGGGTTTCGTAGACATACCTGGTCGAGATCCGCCGCCACCCGCCCAGGTCCACCGTGGCCAGGTCCAGCTGGGAGATCTGCCGCCGCGCGGTGCGTTCACTGATGCCCAGACAGGCCGCCGCCTCCCGGACTGTGAGGAGCGGCTGGGTCCAGGGGTCTGGCAGTTCCATGATCCGAAACCGTACCGGCCGTGACCGACAGTGACGCCAAAGTGAACCGAGGTTAACAGGCATTCCCGGCCATTCCCGGCCATTCCCGGCCATTGCCTGCCAACATTCCGGGAGACCCTTTACAAGCCAACAACTTTGGGGGAGGGTCTGCGGCCATGGGACTCCGGTCAGCGCTCCGCCTCCAGGCAGCTATGGGCGGAAGGATGACCCCGGCCACCGCCCCGCCCGGAGTCGGCGGCGGCGGCCTGCTCCCGGCCAGCCCCTGGCAGGACGACTCCCAGCTGACCCAGATCCTCTACTCCGATGTGTTCGGCTGGCTGGACCAGGAGATCCTGCCCATCACCCGGGCGGAGGCCATGAGCGTCCCGGCGGTGGCCGCCGCCAGGCATCGCATCTGCTCCACCCTGGCCCGCCTGCCCATCCGGGCCTACCTGGTGGACACGGAGACCCGCTGGACCGCCGGTAGCTCTGCTCTGCTGACCCAGCCGGACCCGGCGGAGCCACAATTCCAGACCCTGCTCCAGACCCTGGATGACCTGTTCTTTACCGGCGGGGCCTGGTGGGCGGTAACGGGTTTCACCCAGGACGAAACCCAGCGGCAGCGGCCCACCTCTGTCACGTACGTGCCCCGGTCGGCGGTCACGGTGGACCAGGAGGGCCGGGTCACCATCGATGATGAATTCCGCCGCCGCCTGGCCCTCCAGATGGAATGGGTCCGCAACGACCGGGGAGCCATGGTCCCCAGGCCCCGGGTCATCGCGCGAAACCCGTTGGCCCCCAGTGATCCCTGGATGCTCTGGTTCGCTGGCCCCCACGATGGCCTGCTGAACTTCGGGTCCAGGACCATCCGGGCCTCCGTGGCCATGGACCGGGCCGCCGGTCGCGCGGCGGACAACCCGGTGCCCTCCATCGAACTCCACCAGACCAACGACGCGGACATGAGCCGGGAGCAGATCCAGGACATGCTCCGGTCCTGGATGAAAGCCCGCCGGGGTGAGAACGGCGGGGTCGGCTACACCTCCGCCGGGGTGGAGGCCAGAGCCCTGGGCCAGCAACCGGAGCAGCTGCTGGTGGACGGCCGGAACCAGCAGGCCGTGGAGGTGGCCCGGCTGGCGGGCATCCCAGCGGCCAGCATCGACGCGGCCCTACCGGGCAGCTCCCTGACGTACGCCAACCTCATGGACCGGTTACGGGACCTGGTGGACTTCGGTCTCCAGCCCTACGCGGTGGCCGTCACCGGCCGCCTGTCCATGGATGACTGCCTTCCCGCCACGGCGGAGGCCCGCTGGGACTTCAGCTCCCTGGTGGCCCCCACCAGCTCCGCCGCCGCCGCCCAGACCCCCCAGGCCGCTCCGCCCTCTGCGGCGGCCCCCATCCCTGAAGGGACCCCAGCACCATGACCCAGTGCGCGTCATACCCCGGTGTAAGTGCGACCCCGGGGGCCAGCCCCCAGCGTGTGACCCAGGTCACCAGCCGGCGAAACCTCACCGCCACCGCCCCGGCCCTCACGCGGGTGGAGGTCCTGGACGCCAGGGTGACCGCCGCTGACCCCGGAGCCCGGACGATCACCGGCCTGGTAGTCCAGTGGGGGGCCATCGGCCGGACCTCCATCGGGCCGTGCCGGTTCGCGCGTGGCTCCATCTCCGCCCCGGAGCCCCGCCGCGTGAAGCTCATGGTGGAGCATGACGTGGCCCAGGTGGTCGGCTACCTCACCGCCGCCCAGGACACGGACCAGGGACTGGTGGGGACCTTCACGGTGCCCCCTGGAGCAGCTGGGGACGCGGTGCTGGCCTCCGCCGCCGCCGGGCTCCGGGACGGCCTGTCCGTCGGGGTGGAGGTGGACGCGGCGGCCCCCGGTCCGGACGGAGTGCTGGACGTGACCGCCGGGCAGTGGCGGGAGACCTCCGTCGTGGCCATTCCAGCGTTCATGGAGTCCCGCGTGACCCAGGTGGCGGCCACCGGCCAGCCCGGCCTGGCCTTCGGCATGGCCGCCCAGCAGGCGGCCTCCCAGACTGGGGCGGCGGGTGCTCCCATGGCGGGCTCACCCGCCGCCCCGGCAGCCCCCCAGCAGCTCTGGCAGCCCCAGCCCTGGCAGCCCCAGGGCCAGCCGGTGGCGGCCACGTACGTGCCAGCTGGGCAGCCGTGGCAGGCCCGCCCGGTCCAGGCCATGGGGCTGGACCAGGCCATCGACCGGATCACCGCCGGGTGGCGCAACGGCGGGGCGGAGGGAGCCCTCCGGGCCGCCCTGACGGACATCGTTCCGCCCACCGACCCCAGCCAGGCCCAGTCCCTCTTCCGGCCCCAGTGGCTGGGCGAGCTCTGGTCCACCTCCTACACCGACCGGCCGCTCCTCGACTGCCTGTC